AGCTCCTGCGAATCCATGCGGCGAGACAGTTCCCTCACCGTCATTCCCAAGTGCCCCGCCAGACGAAACAGGAAACGCCTCGTCGGGCGGACGCTCAGTTTTTTGCGAGTTCCTCCACGTCTGTCTCGGTCATGTTGTTGTGCTTGAGTGCCTTCTCAAAGAGCTTCGACACGATGGCCGCTGACTTCTTCGCCAGCTGCTCAATGCCCGCCTCGTCAAAGAGACGCTCGCCGCTCTCGGGATGACACAGGCAGCGGGCCAGATACTTCGTGCGGAAGTTGTCGATGCCCGTCTCCTTTTTACCCACCCACTCCTTCTCGTAGCTGTCACGCTCTTCCACGGTCATGACTCGCACGCCAAGCACGAGCGGCTTGCCGTCTGCGCCCTTCCACTCACGCACCGTCACCTTAAGGATCGGCAAGTCGTCGGCATCAAGGATCTGCTTGGCAAGGTCTGCAACGCTGAGGCTCATGGTTTCTCCTAGCCCTGGACTCGTAGCGTGACTGCGTAGCGCGTCACGTCATTGACAACGCCAGCCATGGTGAACTTCTCGAGCACTGCCTTGCCCGAGTAAGCGAGCCCGCCACCAGCAATGGTGACTTGCGCACGCTTGCCGTAGTTGGCAGTGGAGATGTTCGCCGTGGTTAGGCACTTCATCTCTATAGTGCCAATGTCAAGCGTCCACGTACTGGCGCGAGCCAATGGAAGAGCGCCGCCGTGCGTTACGGAGAGTTCCGTAACCTCACCGAAGTTGGTGCCGTTCCACGTAGCCGTGACGCCCGCTGAATAGTCAGCCATGACGGGCCTCCGTCACGGACTAGCTACGGGCAATACGGATGGTGGCCTGGCCTCGGATCGCGTCCTGCGTCGCCAGCGTGAGCGTGGACGAGTTGACGGTGCCAGCACGGCTCAGAAGCGACGTACCGCCAACCGTGATGGCCAGGGTGCCAGTTTCCTTGTCAGCAATGATCGTCTTGCCGATGTAGTCAAACTGAACGGTCTGCCCGGTGTCGCCAGAGGCAGCGCCGGCCAGCGGCAGGTCAAGCGTCTTGGCAGTCTCGCCAGCCGTCTGGCCAAGGTGCGAAACGGCAATCTTGTCCTCGGTGGCAGTCGGGTCCGTCATGCTGACCACGATGTTGGTGACCGTGTACGTGGTGCTCTTCCACGTCAGGACTGTGCCAGCACCATCATGCGGAGTTTCAAAGGGCATCTGCTAAGTCTCCTGCCAGAGGATTGAAAACGATTGCGTCACCTGATACACGGGCGGCAAGTCGCCACCAGCGAGTTGTACGAAGCCGTCAGACTCGGTTTCGAGGCTCACGTTCCGAACGCTTACGTAGTCTGTCACTTGGCCGCCCCATCCATCCAGAACTGAGCGGATCCTGTCGGCGGCCTCGCGGGCCTCTTCGTACGTGGTTGAGAACACGTCCACAGCCAACTGCACAGACGTGGCACCTGTCGGGCCCGAGAGCCCTTGCGATCGGCTGACGCCCGTGCGTCGCCAGGTGGCAAACGGCAGGGACGCAGACGCCGGTGCGATCACGGGCCAGATACGCTGGCCAAGAATCATGGACACTGCAGGATCTGCAACGAGTGCTCGAGCAGCTGCCTGCTCTGGTGACTTCAGCACGGCTATCCTCCGGCCTGAATGGTGGCACCAGTCACGCTGCCGGTGCTGGTGTACGTGAGCGCCTCCACGGCACGCTCTAGCGAGATCCGCAGTTCCGACGTGAGACGCTCAGCCACCTTGCCCTGATACTCACGCCACGTCTTCTGAACGGGCGGCTCCCCGCTGCCGCCAGGATTCATGGCGGGAATCACAATAGGCGTCTTGGACTTTCGGAAAAACGCTTTGGGGTAGGCAGGGTCTGTCTGCACTCGCCCGTCAGTTCCCTTGGCCATCGTGAACGGGCCAAGCTTGTTGTATGACGATGCGATGTAGGCGTTCTGCCCAGAGACTTGGTGAGCCTTAATGCTGGCGACTTTGCCAGACTTCATCGTTCTCTGGTGAGCCTTCCGCTGGTAGGGCTTGTTTGAGAGTTTGGCCACCACTCGCTGATTGGTGCCGTACTCCAGCCACCACTGGTGAAACGCACGGTCGGGGCCAGCCTGAACCGTGCCGCCGGCAGCACTGCTGGACTTCCCAACGCCAGCGCGGTTGTAGCCAATCAGGCCCACAGCCACGCCGCTGTTCTTGTACTTCACGATCTTCATATTCACGGCACGCTTGAGATTGCCGGTAGGCCCTACTGGCGTGTTCTCTCGCAGCCGTCTCATCGCAGGAAACAGCGCCTTATCAAGTGCGTCTGCCAGCGTGTCGGCAAGCCCTTGGTTGTCAAAGACTTTGCCGAGCGACTCCTGCAGTCGCAGAAGCTCGGACGTGTCGAGCGAAAGGCTGACGCCAGCAACGGCCATCTAGGCGGCCTCCTGGCAGACGAGCTCGTGCTCACTACGGTTCCCGTGCTCGAGCAGGCTGACAATCTCCAGTGTGCGGCCACGCCAGACAATCCGCATGGATTGCGTCAGCCCGTCGAGCCACCGCATGCGGACGCGGTGCGAAACCTCAATCTGCTGCTGCCCGTATTGCAAAAGCTCACGGGACGATACGCCTTCCACGCTGGCCCAGCGTTCAGCGAACGTGGCCCACGAGAGCACGGTTTCCCCGAGAGCGTTCCGGCTCTCGGACGCCTGCTGCACCGTGACACGCTCGCGGAGGCTGCCGGCGTCAATCATGTGCCATAAAGCACGACGGTATAGGTGCCCGTGCTTCCTTGGTTTCCGCTGATCGTGAAATATCCCGCATCGTCTCCGCCAACGCAGGAAGCACCGGCGATGCCATCGTTTGACCGGATGGTGGCGTTGCCGATCACTAAACGCTTAAAGCTTCCGCCCGTGCCGTCAAAACGAAACACGGCGTAGTCCACAGACTGAATGGATACGTACTCACCGTCAGCGCCACGGAATGAGCCTGTGTGAACGATTTGCGTGCTGGCCGTTCCAAGCGTCCCCGTAAGCACAGCCACCTTGCCGGTGGTATAGGCCCGCGAGTCCTGCAGGCTCACCACCTTGAGCGATGCCGTGCCGTCCTTGTCGTGGAACAGGCAATCAATGCTGATGCGTCCTTCAAGGCTCATTGGTAGCTGCCCCATTTCTGCGACGAGAGAAGCGATTCCACAGCAAACTCCAGCGGCTTGCTGATGCTGCCCACGAGCACCGTGCTGCGGTTCTCGTACCAGAAGCCCACAAGCATCAGGCAGGCGTGGCGGATGGACGCAGGCACGCTTGAACCAGCGGCCCCGTAGCCGGCCCACCACGTCACGCTGATGGCGTTGTCATCCATCAAGTGCGGCGGCCACGTCTGGCCGTACAAAGTCTTCACCGCTCCTGGCGTGCTGCTGCGGTCCACGCGGTAGCTGGCTGTCGAATAGGTGGCCGTCGTGCCGTTCTCATAGGTGAACGTCAGGGCCACTGCCGTAGTCGTGCCGGCTGTCGCCATGGGCGGCCGTGGTAGCTCAATGTCATGGGTGCCGTCTGGCGGGAACGAGTCAAACCGCATCACCCACTGAGTATTGACCAGCGTGCGATCTAGGTACTGCTCGCACCACTCGCGGGCCGCCGTGATCAGCGTGCCGATGTAGGCGTCATCGCCGCTGGTATCAACCCGCAAATGCGCCTTAGCTTCCGCGAGCGTGACGGGCTCAACGGCGGGCGGTGTCTGTCGAGTCAGGCTTCGATACTGCACGGCGGCCTCTTCGCTTTGGGGTGGCGTCTGCGGTTTCTGCGTCGTGCTCGAGGGCGGCCGTTTCGATCAGCGTCGGCTGGTTGTCTTCTACAGCGACACGTTGAGCGAGCAGCTGCGTAGCCAAGCCGCCGGAGATCTCCGCCGTCTGCCCCTTGCGGTAGCCACGCCACGCGCGGGTGAACTTAATCTTCGGCATCAGCCCACACTCCATGCAGATTCTGGCGGCTTCCCCGTGTTCGTGAACTCGGTAGTCCACTGAAAAACAGGGGCAGCAAGGTTCTTGCCGGGCCACGTCACCACGTATTCACCGTGGCCCAAAACGACACGCGGCGAGACGAAGACTCGGTTGCCGCTGTCTCGCCAGTTCCGCCACCACCAGATGTCTGGATCGGTGCGCCCATCGTTCCAGCCGCCTTGCGGGTCTGGCTTGCTCCAGAACCACGGTTTCTTTGTTCGCTTGAGAGCCGCCGTGCTGATGACGGTGCAGCCGAAGTGGGCCGTGTCCACTTCCTGCACGGGCTCGGCAAACCATTCCTTGGGCACCTGCGTGTGGCCGTCATCTGGCGGATTGTCCAGAGTGCCCTTAAGCGTCAGCATGGGGCGGCCGTCTTCACGCTTTGTCTGCATGCCAGTGATGGCGTCGCACTGAAACGTCATCGCCATGGCGAACAGCTGCTCAACGTCCTGCTTGGTGAAAAACGTGTCGTAGTCAATGGCCAGCAGGTACTCGCACGAGTCAATGAACTGCTCCATCACGCGGGTGTTTACCTGATCCCAGAACGCACCCGTGCCCATCGTGGGGCGAATGCCAAGCGGCATCAGGGCCTGGGCCCAGGCGAAGTGGTTGGACGTGAACGAGAGCCGTGGCATGGAAAGCACGGCCTCCACT